AACAGACTAAGAAGTTGGGACATGATGATGTACGGAAACTTCAAGAATCGGCATTAACAATGTTCGATAGGTTCCTAAAATCGTTGTAATTGTAATTTATATAAATAATTAATGTTGATTAACATAAAGGAGTCAATGATGGCCAGACAGAAAAGAAAGCAGGTTGAAGAAGAAATTCAACTTGACGTCGACGAGCTTGTCGACGAAAATCTTGTCGAAGCCTCTGATGACGACGAACAGGAAGAAGAGCTTGTCGAATTTCAGGCTTCAGGCGAGGCTTCTAGTGTGCCAGACCCTATTGACACCGGTTCGTCTCGTCGTAAGGCTGACAAGACAAATGCCATGCCTATGCAAAAACTTGGTAAGACTGGAGTGATTGCCAACGTCGTCGATGCTTTTGCAAAGATGACACCAGGGCAAGCTGCTACAGCTTACAAAGGGATCATGGATAGTGCAGGAAACAAATCATCGATCACAACCAAGGGAGATGCTAAATCTTCCATTAAGCTGCATGCAATGGGCAATATGAAAAGTCAAGTTAAAGAAGATATTGAAACATTGTTTAGCGATCAAGATAATCTAAATGAAGAGTTCTTTGAGAAGGCTGCTACAATCTTTGAGTCTGCCTTGAATGTCAAAGCAACTATTGTTGAAGAAGCTCTCATCGAAGAATATGAGAAAAAGTTGGAAGAAGAAATTTCAGCTATTAACGAAGAGCTTGAGACTAAGCTCGATGATTATCTCAACTACGTTGCCGACACATGGATGGAAGAAAACCAAATCGCTATAGAGGGTGCTCTTAAAGTCGAGATGGCCGAGTCGTTCATGGAAGGCCTCAAAGGTATTTACGAAACCCATAATATTCAAATTACAGAAGAAGAGGCTGAAGTGCTTCCTCGGATTGAAGCAGAAAGAGACGAGTTGCAATCTAAACTCGACGAAGCTGCCGAAACAGAAATTGAATATAACAAAGCTATCATGGAAGCATCAGAGAAACTTGCTTTCCATGAAAAAAGTTCTACTCTAACCCTCGTACAAAAAGATGAGTTTGAGGACTTAGTAGAAGGATTAGACTATGAGAATATTGATGAACTACATCAAAAGATGGATATCATCCTAGAAACGTATTTCAACAAATCAGCCACTAGCGACACTGCTGTTGACGAAAGTGAACCAGTTGACGTTGATGCGGACGTTCCACAGTTAACGGAATCGACCGGGCCAATGGCTGCTTATGCTCAGGCTATTTCTAGAACACTTAGATCATAATAAATTGCTTCATAGGAGAAACAAAATATGTTAAATGAAGATCTTATGCAGAAGTGGCAGCCAATTATTGAGCACCCTGACCTCGAAAAAATTGGGGATGCTCATAAGCGGAACGTCACAGCTGTAATGCTCGAAAATACAGAGACTGCTCTTCAGGAGTCTGCTGGTTTCAATCCACAATCGTTGCTGGAAGCTTCACCTGCTAATGCGATGGGTGCTTCGTCATCCACTGCTGGCGATGGTGCCGTTGACATTTACGATCCGGTTCTCATCAGCTTGGTACGTCGTGCCATGCCAAACCTCGTTGCTTATGATATTATGGGTGTTCAGCCCATGACAGGCCCAACCGGCTTGATCTTTGCAATGAGATCCCGTTATAGCACTCAGTCTGGTACTGAGACATTCTATAACGAAGTCAACACTGGCTTTGCCATGGATAAAGATGGCTCCACTAACACGACTGTTGGTGCTGCTCATGAAAACCTTGGTACATTTGTCGGTAACGGCTACCTCAATAGTTCTGCTTCGAACGTAGAATTGTACAACTATGCGGCTGGTATGACCACGACACAGGCGGAACGCCTGGGTGATGGTGCTGCCAACGTCTTCCCAGAAATGGCATTCAGCATTGAGAAAATTGCTGTGACTGCAAAGTCCAGAGCCCTCAAAGCTGAGTACACAATGGAATTGGCACAGGACCTGAAAGCTATTCATGGTCTCGATGCTGAGTCCGAGCTGGCGAATATTCTCTCGACTGAAATCCTTGCTGAGATCAATCGTGAGATGGTTCGTACAGTTAATGTGGTTGCTAAAGTTGGTGCCCAATCGGACACGACAACAGCTGGCAAGTTCGACCTTGACACCGACTCTAACGGTCGTTGGATGGTTGAGAAATTCAAAGGTCTGATGTTCCAGATCGAAAGAGAAGCCAACGAGATTGCCAAGGGCACTCGTCGGGGTAAAGGAAACATGATGATCTGCTCTTCGGATGTTGCTTCGGCACTTCAGATGGCTGGCGTCTTGGATTACACACCTGCTCTTAATTCTAACAATCTGCAAGTTGATGACACAGGCAATACTTTTGCTGGTGTTCTTAACGGCCGCATCCGAGTTTATATCGATCCATATACCACAGGTAACTATATGACCATTGGGTATAAAGGCTCGAGTGCATTCGATGCTGGTGTTTTCTACTGCCCGTATGTGCCACTACAGATGGTTCGTGCGGTTGGGGAAGATACATTCCAACCCAAGATCGGCTTCAAGACTCGTTACGGCGTTGTTGAGAATCCTTTCGCTAGAGGTACTACGGCTCTTGCGGCCACTGGTGCTCTTGGTGCAGATACGAATGAGTACTACAGAAAGATCCTTGTTAACAACATTATGTAA